CCCGGGAACCGCTCGAACAACAGCGGCTTGAGCACCGTCCGTACGAACCGCTGCACCCCCATATCGAAGCTGACCGCCTCATCCAGGATGAGTGCCCTGCCCCGTGGGTCCTGCTGCCCGATGACAGCCGCAGGCGTGAGTCCTAGGTCCATCCCCACCACGATAGGCCGCACCCCGTTGGTGATGTGCCGCAAGGGCGACTTGGCCATGTGGTAGTCTGTTCTGAAGTACTTGTAGATAGGCGTCCCAGCCGAGGACAGCCCGTACTCCCCGTCAATGTAAACCCGGATGTAGTCCTCTGACCGACCCTGGGTGTCGTAATACCCTTCAGGCAGGTTCTCCACGTTCTCAGCCTTGGGGCTACGCCCGCTCGGCTGCTTGAACACAGACCACCCGTTCTCGTTATGCGAGACCCCATCTGTCGGGTCCAACTTCTCCATCTGGTAATACCACCACGAATCCATCACTGGCGGGTTGGTATCACCCCACATCCCGTGCCACGTTGGACCCCCGTCCTTCTTGGACGGGAAGCGCCCAATGCGCTTAGACATGGCATCCACAATGTCCGGGTGGATGTCCCGACACTCATTGAACCACGCGAAGGTAAGCTCCAACGAGTTCAGGTTGGCCACATCGTCAGCGTCATCCAACGCCCGGAACATGATCTCGCACTCAACATCACCCACCTTGAAGAAGTACGTCTTGGTGGTACGCATGAACTCCCCGCACTGCCCTGGTGGGAACCAGTCAAGGAAGGTCTTGATGGTGGTATCCTGAAGCTGCCTTGCCGTCTCGCGTACGATAGCCGCCCGTGAGCGCCTACGCCCGTTCTGATCGGGAGCCTGCATCGTTGCCCGGCGCACCACCTCGAATGAGCAGGTCACGGACTTGCCAGAACCAACCGGCCCCATAAGGACGCGCATACGTGCGTCCGAGGCCATGAACCGCCTCCCAGTTGGCGGTGGGGTATAATCTATAGTTATACTCACAAAATAGTCCCCCGTAGCTTAATAGCTTCAGCCTTATCCTTACGCCGTCCATATCGCACTCCCGCCACCTCTACGACCCAAAGCCTGCTGCCGCGCTCGAAATACACACCGGATACTCCAGATGTATTATTACGCAGCAATCCTCTATTGCGACAGTTTATCGAGCGCCCAACATCACGCAAATTACACAATCTATTATCTACTTTTACTCTGTTTATGTGGTCTATCTCGATAGGGTCATGCCCATAAACAAGTTTCCAGATTACCCGCGAAGCAACATACGGCACCCCGTCTATCAGCCCAATCCTATACCCAATACTAGATGTAGCGGTAAACGCGTCTTTACCGGCATGTTTTGCGTTCCAATTATTACACGACCACTCCGCCGACCTACGACCAGCAGAAAACATATCTGGCGTCCTTGCTTTCCACACAAGAACACCAGTATCAGGGTCGTACTCTAAACGAGCTGCCAAATAATCCTGAGCGGGTATTGGTTTTGTCATAGAGCTAATATACTGGCGGTGTCAGTAAATGTCAACCGTGTTCAACGCGGCAGGCGCCGCCCCTCCTCATAATCCTCACGCCCATCCGCACTATTGTGGATAAACATGTCATACTCCGGATCAAACTCAGGCTGACACCAGCAGGTGCCTTCGTCATCAATGACATGCTCCCTCAGATCATTCACTGGGATGCAATGGAACAGGTAACCCTCTAGGTCATTCTCCGGCATGGACCGGACTCAGCAGCTTGATCACGTACCTCAGCCCTTCTCGCTTGGTTTTGACGATCTGGGTCATATACGAGACCCCACGCGCTGCCAATTCCTGCTCCAACCGCCTGGCTTGAAGCGGATCAGTGGTCTGTAGGTCCTCGATTCCAGCCCTATTCAGCGTATTCAAGGCGTTCATCCATACCCTCAGCCTCAGCATCCACGATTGTGGTCGCGCCAAGCTCCTGACCGCCTAAATTGATGGTAATACGCACCCCACCGGAGCCGCCATCGCTGTTAAAGTCGTTCTTTGGCTCCAGTCCAGCCCACTTTACGGTGGATTTGATGAGGTCTGCCTTCACTGCGGCGCTCACATCGGGGCTGTGGATCAGGACCCACGAGGTTTTCAGCAATTCTTCGGCCTGTGTGCGGGCCTTCAGGCGAAATGTGACGCCCTTATCCCTGATTTCCTCACGAAACTTGCCTACTTGGCGTAGGAAAAGCGGGTCTTTGCTGATGATTTGGAAGGATTGTAGCTCCAACGTGTGCCGGGACAGTATCTCACCGACTTCCTCACCGCTTCCCTCAAGGCGAAGGGCGATGTCGAACGCCAATCTATCGGTCCATCGGGTAGGTTCGTGAGGTGCTACGTGCATAAACGGAAGATATTTGAGCGGCTGAGCGGGTGTCAAGTGGAACTTGGTGCTGCGAAACTTTACACGTTAGTTTTTGGGGTCTTGTTTTTCAGCAGATACTTCGCGGCTTCTAATAACACACGTGGGTCATCACCTAAAGCCCCAAGAGATACATTACACGGAGTACACAACAACCCGCGAACTTTCCCTGTTGTGTGGCAATGATCTACAGCAAACCTACGCTTACCATTATCGGAACGTTTGCAAATTGCACAACATCCAGATTGGGTATTAAGCATTTCCTCATAACACTCTGGTGTGAGATCATATTTTTTCAACTTGGTTTTATGGTACGCACTAGCCTGCGTACTTCTTTGCTCGCCACTGACCTGCTTAGAACAACCCCTACAATACCCGGCGACACGCCGCTTCACACCGCGCTTTACATCATCCTTTGATACATAAAAAGCGATGATCGGTAATATCTTCCTACAACGCCCGCATTGCCGTTTGTCACTAGGTACTACATACAAATTATCCCAACGCAGATCAAAAACATTCTGGTTATGGGTACGAACTGCATAAGCAGTTTCACTAGGCCACTCCCCTGTAACAAGCGCCCATACCAAACGCAAAGCCGAATACCTATGCCCACCAACCTCAACTGACGGGTATGAGGCGCCCTTTGCCTGTAGGCTTACAGGCTTCATGTGTGGGTGGCGCAGAAGAATACCGGTCTCAGGATCGTACTGGATAACACGCCGAAGCTGATCAACAGAAAGACGCATAACTACCCCCACTTGTTTATGGTAGGTTGTATAACACGGGGGTAGTTGATTTTCAAGGTCTTATTTTAAGGGGTTTAGAACACTGGCGGGGGGCCTAAAAAACCTCAGTCCAGGTGGGGGCGGGCCAGCCTGCCAAGTGCGAAACGAGGCAAAAGATTTTCAAAATGGCGCTCAGAAAAGCCCCGGAAAAACTAGCATTTGACATTCTCGGCCAAATCTGTCTTAATAATGGGGTCAGCAACGGTGCTGGCCCGAGGCGGAACGGTCCACCTCGGTGCTCTTTGAAATAGGAATCTGACAATGGCAAACTTCGAAGGCAATGTGTCTTGGGTCTCTGGCAAGGATGGTTCGCTCGAGCTTCGCGCTCGGTCGGAAGGTCGCTGGAACGCTGACAATGTGCCTGACATGATCAAGGCTCTCTCGGGCCTTGCTCGGGATACGCGAGTATCTCACTGGTCCATCTGGTTGGACCTCGGCCTGCCTGAAGGCGACCGCAAGCCGATGAAGGTCAGCGAGCTGCTGGCCTTCTGCAAGACGGCAGACAAGATCGAGCTGGTGCTCGTGAAGCGGCCCTTCCCCCAGCCAAAGCTGAAGCTGACGCGGGGCGCAGGCAAGACCAAGAGCAACGCGAAGGTGGTGCTCTAAGACTAGGGCGGGGCGCAAGCCCCGCCTCCCTCTCTCACAAAGGAACGGACACATGAACATCCTTGCGATCTACCCAAACAAAACACGCAAAACGCTGCGAATAAATGCCACGCGCAGCGAATGGCTAACCCTATGCGCTAAAATGCCACCGCGTGTGCCTTGTCGCGCTGACTCGATGTATGTGGTCACCTTCCATCTGACCGAAGGCGACAAGTATCTGGATACGGCGCGCTGCGTGATACCATACAAAGGAACGGACAAATGAAAGACGTACTTGAAATCGCTGGGATGATCCTCGGCGCTGCCTTCCTGGCGGGTGTATTCTGGATGCTCCTGGTGATCACGCCATGAGCGAGATGTACAAGCAAGGCTGGGCGGATTACCGCTCAGCCCTCTACCTCAGCGATGAGGAAATCCAAGAATTGCTCGAAGCTAACTTCGACAACGATGAATGGAGAAAGGGCTGGTTTGATGCCAGCGCAGCGGATGACACACTGATGGATTGAACGTCATGACGATAACGCTATTAGCGGTGCTCCTGA